TAGTATTGAATTGGCCTATTTAATGGGGGTAATTATGGATACTATCATTCAATTATTAAGGCGATATGCGCCGATTATCACCGTGGCAGCGCTTATGCTGTTGGTGGTGGTAGTTGGTTTATTTTGTTACAACATAGCTTATACAAAGAAATTGCAAGAACCTGTTATCTTAAATCAAGCAGTAGTGAAGAACCCGCACAAAATGGCGGATACATTAAAAATCACGCCAAAGGAAGCAACGGAAGTTATTTCCTATAAGGAAAGTACTGAACCTGTGGCAACGTATTATACACAGGCGCCAACGCTACATGATGCGGCAGTAATCACCAAAAATGCTATTAAAGATAAATCTCCGAATATTCCAAAGGAAGCTATAGAAAAAAGCGATAGAACCGCCGTTGTAGAAAATATCGATGAACATAAAGTTGATGTGTACAAAATTAACCTAAATAAGGCACATCGCATAGTTGGTGGTATTACAGTACTAGAAACGGGTAAAATCTATGAAACGGTAGGTTATCAAGCTGGCGACTTTCAAGGTTTAGCGCATTTTGACGGTAAGCATTTCAAAGGGGCCAGCGCTTTATATACATTCGCGAAATGGTAGGTGATCCGATTATCTCCGCGCCGTACGGTTTACGGTATATTGTGTTTAATCAAAGAGGTATAGCAAGATGAAAACATTTACATTTGAAGGCAAAACTCATATGTTCGCGGAAGAAGTAGAACCAAAGAAAGACGGTTTATATACCGCAACACTCACAGACCATAACAACGTACGTTGTGAAATGTGGTTTGTAAATGGCGAATTAAAACGCCTTGTTGAATTAGATTAACAAGAAAGGGGTACCATAAGCGGTACCCCTCTTTTTTGTTTTGACGTCAAAAATACGGCAAAAATTTCATGTAAAACTATATAATTTTGTGGATAGCGTTTTAAAATTTACGTTGTGGCCAATTAGTCAAATCCTATAATATGTTGTTTCGTGGATAAAAAACATTATATACGATATAATAAATAAGATATAACAAATTGCCTATAAAACGCCTTATTTAAAGTATATTTGTATTTCAACGGCAAAAATACGGCAAAAATAATTAACCAAAAATATTGGCAACTTTATCGGCTGCCTTTAGTCGCATATCATCTGAAAAATGAACGTATGTTTTTAATACGGTTTGTAGGCTATCACCTAATAGGGCGGATACGGTTTTAATGTCTACGCCGTTTGATAATAATTTAGTGGCGTATGTATGGCGTAGATCATGAATGGAGTTATTAGGTAAGAAACTTTTCATTATTTGTGATGCGCCCCAGCTACTACTAATCCTATTATTAAATAGGCGTTCTGTTTGGCATGTTTTTTTGTATTCCTTTAAAACGCTTGTTAATACTGGCGGAATAGGTAGTTGCCTATAACTATTTTTTGATTTAAGAGGCTTTAACGCATATTTGTTGTAATCAATGGCGCCGAATTGCTGCACTACATTAATAGTATTACTATCTAAATCGACGTTTTCCCAAGTAAGGCCGATAATTTCGCCATATCTCATGCCAGTATAAGCGGCAATAGAAAATATAACATAGTATTTATAGTTTCTATCCTTTACGGCGTTTAAAAATGTTTCTATTTCTATATCTGATAATGCTTTTATTTTAATAGGCTTATTATTTTTAAAACGTGGTATTACTTTTAATTCATTTACTGGAATTATTTTATATTGATATACTGCATAGCTAAATAAACGCTGAATTATGCCCAATGCGAGATTTTTTGAAGCCGTTGCATATGTTGTATCGTTCAATATGCGTTTCACTTGATACGGCGTAATATTCGCAATTTTTTCATTGAATATAGGTTTGAATATATCAAACGTACGTACATAAGCGCGATATGTATTAAATGCGCGTGGCTTGTTTTCTCTAATATAAATGTAAAAAAAATCAATAAGAGTTATATTTTTAAGACTATCATCTGTTGCGGTGATAGTCTTTTTTAGTTTATCAATGATCGTTTGCGCATGAATTTTGGCCGCTTTTTGCGTTTCAAAACCCTGTTTAGATTTCTGGCGCCAGCGGTTGCCGTCCTTATACGAAACAATACATTGATATCCTTTATCTTTCTTCCTTACGGTTATATTGCATTGCATCGTCTAATTCCTTTAATGAATATTTGGCTATGTAATGCGCAGCAATGAACAAAGATAACAATATAATCGCTAATATATATCTGTGTTCTTGCCACGGGATAAGACCTAAAGCCAAGCCAATAATTAGATAAATAGAACTTTGATAAAAAGCTACATTAATTGCATCTTTTTTTTTCATGTTGAACCCCTTTATTTAACAATAAATGCGCAAAAGTATCCGCATCTATTTCTATTTTATCACGCGTTGCATCATCTAGGACACCGTATAAATCATATTCCCCGTGAAGCAATACATGCCCTAATTGATGCGCAAGCGCTATACGTTGTTGCTGCCTACTCAACCGGCTATTTATAATAATAGCCGTTTTAATCTCCGGTTTAATTAGTACACCGCTAACACCTACGGGCATACGTTTATAAAATACTTTAATATTTAATCTACTTGCAATGGTGCGCGGTTCATTTGAGCCGCATGAATTAATTAAGTCTAAAACCATATTTAACATGCTAACAATTCCCCTTGAATATTATTAATCGTCTAATACTGCTTTTAATACTTTCTGTAATTTCAATTTTTGTTTTTCTGTTAGTTCACGATCACCATAATAACAAATCAATGTATTATCTGTGATTTTCTTTAAATCTATTTTTCTCTCATTTGTTTTTATTTTCGGCGTTCCCTCTACGCCGTCAGTAAAATAACCTACCGGAACCCCAAAATACTCCGATAATATTTTAATATTTTTTAAACTAGGGTTGCTTTCTCCTTTCCGCCAACGTGAAAATGCACTTTGTGGAATATTAGTATCCTTTGAAATTTGATATGCTGATACTCCAGTTTTTCGCATTAATTCTTCAATTTTGTTGTATAGCATAGTGTACCTCGCTAAATATAAACATACTGTTTAACATTTTTATAAAGTGTTTACTAGACTGCTTACTAAAACGGAAGTACAATATAGCCATAAGGTACTTATGAAATCGTAAGTGTCTTGAAAATCTGATATAGCAAGTGCGGTGTCGAATACTAACACTTGCTATATCGCAAGTATAACATTTAGAAAAGGTGGTGTAAATGATTAAAACAGTAACAAAAAATGTTTTTAAGTTAATGGATAGTAACGGCGTTACCGCTTATAAGCTATCCAAAGAAACGGGGATTTCGGAAAGCGTTATTTCCCGTTGGCGTAGTGGCGAACAATCGCCAAGCCTTAGCAGCCTTGTAAAGGTTGCACACTTCTTTAATTGTGGTTTATCTGAATTGATGAAAGGGATTACAAAATGAAATTAACGTATACCGTAGATGAAACGGCCGAAGTTTTAGGCATATCTAAATCATCGGTATACAACTTGCGAAACGCTGGTACAATTCACCAGTTAACTAAATTACCGGGCGTTTTGTTTTCTGTCAAAGAAATTCAAGAAGTAGCCGGATTAGAAACCGAAGTAAATGCGGTTAATTACCGGGCGTTAAAAGCAGAAAATGAAGAATTGGCGAAAGAAAACGCAAGGTTAAAAAAATGCATAAAAAAAATAACTAACGATATGTTAGCTATTACGGGGGGATTGTAATGATCGGACTTATGAAGTTGGCCGGCTTTATTCTGTTAATCGGAACGCCGGGAAGCCTAGAATTGGATAACATCACGCTATATGAAGCGTGCTTGCAAGGATTATTAGGCGTAACGCTGCTTTATAGTGGCATCTATATCGACAAATTAAAAAGGCCCAATAGTGGCGGCAACCACTAAAGGGCAGATGCGAAAAGTGAGTTATTAAAGCATCTTAACCGCATAATATCATATGCGCGTTAAGGTGGCAAGGTGAAAAAAATGGACTGGCAATTAAACAAAAAACAAATCGCAGAAGTTGCTGCTAT